CAACAATTTTTTTGAAGGGGGGTATAAAATAATTTGCAGAAAATATATTAATCCCACCGTTCATCTGTCAGTAGCTCTTTATCTACATAGTGTCGCATTGCCTCCGGATGTAGATCCTCATGACATTGTTTGCAGACACTAATTAACTGTCTCTCTCCTGTCTCTGGATCATATAGACTCAGTGCAAGATCCGGCCTGTCTTTGAGATGCTTGACATGATGCACAATCTTTGCACCTCTGTATCTTCCTTTATTCTTGCATACTTGGCACTCGTAATGATCGCACCTCAGCACCTGATCCCGTACTCTGTGCCACATTGGCCAGCCATAAAAGCGGTCCGCCTTGCCGTCTTCTATGAGTTGTTTTAGTCTGCTGTATCGGATGCTATCTTTCATTCTGTCTCCTTTATACAAACACAACAAAACCCCGGCAATCTGCCGAGGCTCTGCAACTGCATCTGTTCGCGTTCGAAAGGAGTCTATCACACTTAAGGAGGAAAAATGCTTGGTTTATATTTTTCCTTACTATCATATTAACATTAAAAAGTGTAACATGTGTAACCAATTTAACTCTTATACTTCTTTTAAATTCCACTCAAAACATCCATGGTAATACTAAGAATTGCCTTCTTCACCCGATGTGCCTCATATTTTTCTGCCAACGCTTCGTACAAACCTTCCACAACATTTACATAATCATCTAAAAGATCACTGGTCTCTCCATCAAAGAAAACGCCCATGCCTTCGCTCACTGCAATCATTTTATTTATCCTCCATTTCTTTCATCATCCTGCTAAATCTCATCTTGCAAGCTCCCTCCGTACTATTCATTTCACTCGCCACATCCTTCCAATCCATCCCTAACTCACACCGCAGGCGAAGGATATTCCGGTCGATTGGATCATCGATCGTCTCAAGATACTTCTCTGCCTCTTCGATCGCCGCCCTCAGCTTGTTGCGTTTCTTAATTAATCTGAGCCGCGTGCTATGTATCCGCTTATCATCCACGCCTCGAATTATGATCTTATGTTTGCTGTACGGAAAGCTTGGAGATGATCCGCTTACTACATCTTCAACCACGTCGCCGGATATATCCTTGATTAATAGTTCAAGTCCCCTAACCTCATTCCTGAGCTTCCTAATGTTTTTGAGATCGCCTGCGTTCACCTTTACCCCCTGTGTTATCCCTTGATCCTTTCAAGGTTTCGCTGCATTTTGTAGTCAATCATCTCCTGCAGCTCATCATCATCTATACCGTACATCTGACGTATGATACCGATGCAGATGATCAGGTCTGCTGTCTCTCCGATCAGCTTGTCTCTCCGCCTCTTGTATCGTCTCTCTTCTGGTGTTCCTCTTGCCATCTTTGACACTGCCTGTATCCATTCTCCAGCCTCCTCGGCGCAGAGAAGGAGATTCTATTCTTTTGTTTTAGATTGCGCTAAGTGATCTATGCCGTTAATTATCATTACTTCTCCTTTACTTTTTTAAATGACGACATATTATCGTATCCCCAACTTATTTCTTCACCGTTTATTTTAAGTTTTAAGAGATCTGGCATTCCTTTCAGCCAGTATACAAACCGCATATACTCATCCGCCTTTTTCAGGTCCTCTTCCGCATTCCCTTTGCTTCCTGCGCGGTATCGATACTTCCAAGCGTTTAATATACAGAAGTTAATTACTGCCTCTTCTCCAAACGCGAGTAGCATTTCATCAATACACTCAAATTCGTGTGTCTTATAGTGTTCTGGACTTTTTATATTGCTCATTTTTCCTCCTCCATTTCCGAAAGATCGATCTGTAATTTTGCAAGCTCAGCAGTCGCTCTGTATACGGACGCATGCTTATTTTCTCCATGCGTCTCTATTACTTTTTCTATAAATTCATCTATTTCTCCAAGAAAGCATCCACACGAAACGCTAATTCCTCTATTTCGATTTCTAAAAAATGTAGTGTAATCATTTCTGCTTCCAATGGGTCCCACTAAAAGAACATGTTTGCTTGAATATACCCATGCATCGCCGCATATCTTTGCGTCGCCGAATATCCGTGCGTCGCCGAATATCCGTGCGTCGCCGAATATCCGTGCATCGCCGCATATCTTTGCGTCGCCGAATATCCATGCGTCGCCGAATATCCATGCATCGCCGTCATGAGAAAGATTTTCTTCTTTCTCAATCCATCCACCTATATCGCCAGATTTGATATTGCCAAACGCAACAGATGCTTTGATTCTATGCAGCGTTACAGTTCTGTTTATGATATTAATTTGTTTTGTCTCTCCTGTAAATTCATACTTTTTCACGTGCTTTCCTCCTCAATCTCCACCACGACCCTCGGATTCTTTTTGTCTATGTAAAATATATCCTCAAACCCGATGATGTCGTTCCATCCGTCATTTTTCAAGATCTTCGCTCTCACCAGCGCGTCCTGTATGACCTTACGGCCGAAGGATGAGATATTATCCTTGTCCTTCCTTTTGTCCTCACAGTACCAATGATAAATCATATATACCGGACCTTCCGCACGGTACTTGCCGAGTGACCTTGCTGAGTGCATCACGACGCTTTCGCACTGACGTTTCATCTGTGCTCCTTTGTATTTGTTTGTGCGCTCTGCGTTGATATACTCGTTTAGTCCTGGTAGCTTCCCCCTAATGACGAACTTATGTTTCACTTAACCTCAAACCCCGTTTCCTCTGCAATTGTTTTTCTAATATCTTCGGCGGTGAGTCTGCCTGCCGCAATGTCGTCTGCTGTCTCAGCAATCGCATTGCATACCCGATCAAGCCGTTTCCGGCCGAATCCCTCGCCGGTATGTAACGCCCAGATCGTGCACATCAGATACAGATCGATGATCTTGTGCGTTTCTTTCCGACTTCGTTTTTCCAGCTCTGCGGCAGTCACGGTGATCTTGCGCTTCCTGTTCATCCGATGATCTGCGTCATAAAACGCCCCTTTCCGGAATTATGCCACTGCCCGATGCCGTTTAGCTGGCCATACTCCAGCCACTCCAAAACGGCAGGCTCAAGATCTTCATTGAGCATCAGTATTTCAAATTCAATCTGAGTCCCTGCTGGCGCTTCTTCTGATGACGCCAGTGCGACACGTTCTCCCTGTGCTGTCTGCGCTCTCAATGGCCGCTGGCAGATAGTGATATCTTCACCCTCCGGCAGAATCAGAGGAATCATGCGCGGCATAACAAAGATCGTACCGTCAATCTCTTTTTTGTATGCTTTGATCTTGCTGCTCTCATTGGCCGCCTTTTTCTTTTTTCCGGTTTCCGGATCTTTTCCTGTTGCCCGCTGTAAAAAACTGCAGGAGCCCTTGAAAAATCCTTTGATCTGGTAATCATACAGTGCAGGCTCTCCATCCTCCGTCATGGCAAACACTGTAGTGCCTTTCTCAATCTCTCTGTCTACATCAATCGCCTTGAGTTCTGCATCAATATCCGTCCCTGCAGGAGCCTTTGACGCGATAAAATTATTGTAAATCTCCTTGTCAGTGCTCTGAGTTCCGAGTACACCTTCCGTAAAGGTCAGCCTTACTTTCAGTTTTTTCATTTCGTCCTCCTTGTGTGTTCAGAATTTTATTTTGTGCTTCCGTTCAGTGCTCTGCCATTCCATTGCCTAACATCTCAACCCTTTGCTTCTCCTTTTCCACGTTTATCAGAGCCTGTCCGTTTCGTTGTGCGCGCCTCCTGTCATTTCTTTGCCTTTTCTATCCTCTGCGCAGCAGAACGCTTCTATGCCGTGTCAATTCTTCGCTCTTCGACTCCTTGCCTTGGCGTCTCAGCTGGAATCGTATCTGCACCTATCTATTCCGTTTCCGCTCCGGTCCCAGCGATTCCGTATCTCACGTTGTTATTCACATCCTTGCCATTCATTTTCTCCACAAAGCTGCTCTGTGCTCTTCCGTTTCTGTCTCTTTGCATGTCCGATCAAATCCATATCAGATCAACGCATTTCCATTTCTTTCCGCATCTATGCCAGTCAACTCTCCTCCTTGTCAGTTCATCTCTACGCGAATCCCGTCCTCTCCCAACGTCTCTGCTGCAATGCAGCGCTCATCGCCTCCGGTCCATCTCACATCAGAGCCACTCCATATCATGTCTCCGCCGTACTGTTCCATTGCCTTGCAATTCAATTCTTTTCCTTGCCTTGTCATTGCGTGTCTCTGCGTTATTTCAGTTTGCTACCCAGCTCATTGTTTCTCTGTGCCGTTGCTTATCAAATAAGCGCCTGTCCAATCCGTTTCATTGCTCTTCTACGCCATTCCTTTGCTGTACCTTCTGACTATTCAAGGCGTTTTAACGCCTTATCTTCTATCAGCTTTTTAATGTCTGTCGGCAGTGCGTCAAACTCTTTCTGGTATTCCACGGCCTGCCGGTACGATCTCATAAAGTTAGACGCAATTACCTGCTCACTGGAGCTTTCGTCCATCGCCCACTCGCGGAGCAGATCAGGTGTCACGCAAGCTCGCACAGTTTCTGGCAGAGCATCAAACTGTTCGTTGGCGTGATAGATGCTGTCCGCAATTGCTTTTCTTACGAGTGACCACGCGGCCGTTTCTGGCAGATGATCCGGTGTGCCGATTGTCTGCATTTTGGCTTTGATCTGCCCAATTGACGGCGGGAACCCCTTTGTGTCCGTAGCCATGTACGCTTTAACTGCTGCCGCTACATCGTGGGCGGAATCATCCGCAAACATCTCAGTCCACAGATTGACAGCGTTTGAAAGGTCTTCTCTGCTGAGTCCCTGATAGTACATCGGGTAGCTGACCCGCAAGACAGCCATGATCTTTTTAGTTTCCTCCCTGGTCATTGATCTCCTCCTGTCACAAGTCCGGATCTAAAAATGGGTTAAAGATTCCACGTGGCTCTGCCTTCGGTATACGGTCCCAGATGATTCCCTTCCATCCGTTAGACATAGATAACCTGATTACGTCTATCACAGCCTGTTTCCCATGCTCGTTAGCTTGATGTTCTACCTGAGAGAGCAGGTTCCTTAGGCCTACTGGCTTATAGGTCTCTCGTCGCTCTTTCTTGTAGTTAATCCAATCCTTGACTGCATCAGACAGGTACGGCCCAAAACGATCCATCAGCTCCTGATCCGTTACAGATGCCTTTTCAGGCTTTTTCTTCGGTTTTAGGTTCTCTTCAGAGGACGCAGAGTCCCTCCCCCCTTCCTCAAGGGGGGTAAGGGGGGTTATATCTCTCTGTATATCTGACTCTATCTCTATCTCTTTTTCTATCTCTATCTCTTTCTCTATCTCTTTCTCTACGTTACATTTTTCCGACGCATCGTTACACTCCGTTACATCGGCGTTACATGGCGTTACATCGCCGTTACAAGGTAACGCTTTTTCCACTTGTTTATTAGTTTTAGACTGCTTTGATTTTAATCTGTGTTTTCTTACTCGCGCTGCACTGTCACTTTCTCCGTCAATGCTCTGTGCTGTCTCGATCATCAGATACTCGTTTCCGTCGCACTCTTCAATTAAGCCCTGATCGAAAAGGAACAAAAGAGTAACCTTGACATTCTCTGGGTCCTCGTCTATGATTAATGCCAGTTCCTCTGCAAATGTCTCTTCGATACCCTCAAAATACAATTTGCCTTCATTTTCCAGACTCAGCAGCTGCATCTTGAGGTAGATGATCGTGTATGTATCTCCTCCGGCAATACGTCTAAGCTTCTTGATCCGTGGCTGCCGGAAAAAGCCCTCATTCAGTTTGAGCCAATAAAATTTTTTTGCCATGTCGCTCCCCTAAAACGGAATGTCACTAATGTAATACACGTATTCGATCTTTCCATCTTTTCCGTGCATTCTTTCACGTCGAAGATATCCAAACTTTTCCAGTTCCTTTAACGCGGATCGGATTGCCTTTTCTCCCTCGCAGCATACATCTTTTAAAGCTGGCATATTATAATTCCAGTCATTAAGGCTCATCAGTATGCAGAGCATGCCTTTCGCCTTTAGGGAAATTTGATCGTTTTTAAGCGCTTCTTTTGGTAATTGGTCATTATTCTTGTGCACTCTAATAACTGGCATTTGCTACCTCCTAAAACGGCACATCGTCGTCGCTGATTGATTCAAATCCCTCCGGAGCCTGATTGTCTGGTTTCGGGCCTGATTCTTTCCAGTCAATAAATTCCACCCGATCAGCAATCACATCTGTCGTATAGACAGTATCCCCGTTCTGCTTCGTGTATCTCCCGGTCTGTATATGGCCATCAATCGCCACTCTGTTGCCTTTTCCAACAAACTTTGAAAGGTTCTCCGCCGTCCTGCCAAAAGCCAGCACAGAGGGGAAATCTGCGCCTCTGTCAGCTCCGTTTTTGTCCTTCCCTCTGTCCAGCGCAACGCTGAATCTCAGCACTGCTGTCTGTGTGTTGGTGTATCTCAATTCCGGTTCGCTTGTCATTCTGCCGATTAAAAATACTTTATTCATAAATAATTCCTTCCTACAATTTCCATCCACTTGTCATGCCCGTAACGTCTCTCAAACATCTTCTGTGTGCCCATCTTGATGTCTCTATCCAACACTGGATCAAAATGCACACCATGAGGTCCGGTGTGGTGCTCTCTGCACAAGGCGATCACCAACCCGTATCGATCTGCGACTTTGCGATTTGCCGTGCCGAAGATGCAGTGATGTATTTCCACGTGTGGGCTGCCGCAGATCAGGCAGTGTTCTAAATCATCCGTCAGGATTGACTTGATTCCACTCATGCTTTAACCTCTCTACTTCCTCCGGTGGTAGTGTCTCAATGCCAAGTTCTTTAGCTTCTGACACCGCGCCGTCGATCAGAACACTCATCTCCCTCGTGTCGTAGTTAGATGATCCGATGTAGCACCGGAGCTGTATGCCCTGCTGCCCGTTGACAGTAACAGGGCCCAACTCCTCTGTTGTTCTCCACTCCTGCTTGACTTTGCCAACCACTTCCGGGCGGCACACAACATGCGTATACTGGCCGTAGCGGCTCAGTAGCTCGATGTATACCGTCCACTTATCGGAGCCAAGCGCCTCTGCAATGCGCCCGCAAAGCACCCAAAAGTAGGCGTTTGCGTCAAGGCTCCGATGCTTCCGGTACTTTGCGGCCTTGATCGTCAGCTTGTCAGTCTCAGAAAGCCTCTGCAGTTCTTCCACTGAGACCTCATCGACCTCGAAGCTGACGATCATCCGACCGGTTCCAATATCACGAGTAGCGGATTTAATTTTCCCTGTTGTTTCCATCTTCGATTTTCTTCAGGATTTCCAGTGCCTGTGCGTGCTGCTTTGACGTCATTTTCTTTCCGCCAATCACTCCGACCTGACACAATATGTCGCTTATATCGACGTTTAAATCCTCACACAGACGCATCAGTGTCTTTTTCTCTGTAGTAGTGGCGTATTCTTCATGTGCTGTCTGAGACGCATATTCATCTGTATCTGCGTCTTTTGTGTCGTCGATGAGGAAAAGCCCGTTTAAAGCGTATTTCCTCGCGTAAGACGACGCTGTGCCCGTTATCTGTGACGCATCCATGCCCTTCTTATTGTCTTCTTCTCTGGCATAGGCTGATACCGTGGCGACAAGTGCTTCATCATACAGTGATGCTGTCGCTCTGACGTAGTATCGATCTCCAATTTGCTCAATCTCGTCCGAGAGAGTGAGCGTCAAGTCCTCCTCCGCGAGCAGAGGTTTGACTGCTTCTAAGATATCTTCACAGCTGCGGTATTTATATTTCCCGAAACTATTATAATTGCTCTTTGGAGCTTTTAATTTCTCCTGTATGCGCATTAATTTGTCGTTCATGGCTATTTCACCTGCATATTCAACTTTTCCTCCAACCAAGCGCCCTCGATTTCGACGCCATCTTTCAGGGCTTTTTTCAAAGCTGCTTTGTCTGGCTCTGGTTCCCTAAACCTCAGATACTCATCTGGAAGTTTTGCATTTTTGTCAATCTGTACGCTATCGGATTTCCGGTAGCCGATTTGAACGCGTTCCGTTTTAAATTTCCGCCCTCTCAGTGTGATCTCCAAGAGACGAGTCAGGCTTTCGATTTTGCGCTCTGCTGCTTTTTTGCGGTCAACAAAGGCCTGTGCCTCTGCCTTGTACGCCTCGGCATCCGCTCTTAGATTCTTAATCCACAAAGCCACATTCTCTATCTTATTGTTTCTTTCCATTATTAACTCGTCAAATGTGTTAAGGTTAGAGTCGATAATCTCTCCTGTCTCGTCATCGATCAAATCAACGATCCTTTTATCAATCTCGTAAAGCGTCATAATTCCTCCAAGTATTCATTAATGCATTCGATAAGATCATCCATCCGCACATGCTGTAAGGACATTTCTTCTTCAAACCATACTTTGAAATCCTTTGTGATGATATCTATGCACTCACCACAAAGGCCGTAATTGTCCGTTGCATTCCCACAAGAATAACAAACATGTGTTTCTTTTATATCCCTGCTCATGCATATTGGGCAGGTGTTATATTTTTCTCCGTGTTCTCTTGTCAGATCAGGTTCCGGAAAGGTGCACTCGCACCTGTTGCAAACCCACATGATCACACCTCCAGATCAACCATGGTGTTTATGAGCCAATTCATAAGCCGCTCATATTCAGTGTACGTGTCTATCCTTTTTTCGTATAAGATGGCACTTGTGGCGTTGGCTATGGCATCATATGCCAGTGCCTTCTGAATTAGCTGCGTGTACTCCGGCACGCTAATCTCCATTGTCTTTTCACTCATTCTGTGTTATCCTTTCTTCTGTAGTCAGATTAAACTTTGTTTTCAGGTGCCCGTCCTGTTGCCGCAGGCGAGCGCCTGTTTTTATTTCACGCATCGTTCTGATCGGACGATTCCGCCGGACGCCTTCGCGACCCTGATCGGCGTCGGCTCGTCCGCCTCTTCGACATAGGCATCTCTTTTCAGACCTGCTCTCAGTACCGCCCAGGCGATAGCAGCCATGGCGATGACGATCAGGTCTCCGCTGATGTTCCAGTATCCTCTGCTCAGCCGGCAGAGGGTGATATAGCCGGCGGCAACTATTGCCGCTATGATGTACTTTTTCATACTTTCCTCCTTGTTTTTTTAACTTTCCAAGTCTTGAAAAATGCCCTCAGCTTCCAACTCTTCCAGCTCCGACAAAATTCCCTCAGAAATAAACAGCTCTGCGATCAACTCGCTGTCTTTTGACGCCAATATCTCTTTCTTGTTGTCGTCAACAATCTCTAAGATAACGGCGTTCATAAACGCCGCGCAGATATTCTGGCGGATGCGGATGTCGATGTCTTCTTTTACTTCTTCGTACTCGTCGCCCTCCACGAATTTCATGAACTCATTTAAGAGTTCTTTCACCTTCTCCTTGCCTGATTTCTTCATGCTTCTTCCTCTTGCTCCTTATCACCTATGTAACCCCACCATTTCGGGATATATGCCCACGCAATTATAGTTATATTGCACTCGTTTACATCATCCTAATTAAAGAAATCATATACGTTAAAAGCCTTATGCCTCATGCTGTAATGCAAGCGATTTGGAACTCCGTACACGCTCAGTGTGATCACGTCACATGAGTCTTTCGGCAACTCTACCTCCGGATCATGCCAGTTTACTGCGAAGTCTTCCTCTCTGGCTATTAGTTTCAGGATCTGTTCCCCTAACGTCTCTGCCTTCATTTTTGTCCTCCTTGTCTTGATCTACGATTTCAAGCTCTGCCTCCAGCCCGTGATAGTCCAACAGAAACTGCCATGCTTTAAGGACGAGTTCTATACTCATCTCATTGTTCATATCGTCACTTCCTTTTCGGTGGCATTGGGCCTCTGTACGTTGGCTTTTCCAAGCTTCCTGATGCCGATCCGCGTGTAGGATCGAGCAACAAAGCTACGATTAAAAAGATTGCCGCTACATCCACGACAGCACCTTCCCAACGATTGTCCCAACAAGACAGCCGACCAGTGCGCCACCGAGGACGGAAAGAAAAAGATCTCTCATGCTTCCTCCTGTTCTTCATACTTAAGAAATTTATTCAGGAAATAGATCTGTCCTTTTCCTGTCACCCGAGGCGTTGACTTAGTCTTCTCGGTACCATTGCTATCAAGAAATACGGTTTCTTTTACCTCAAACAGCCCCATATCCATAGATCTCTGCGTTGGTATGTTCTTGCTGATGCCTCCCTTGTGTAGAAATCCCTGATTCCTGAGTTCCTCAAACAGCCGGTTGCGGCCAATATTTACGCCATTCTGTTTCATGTACTTTGCGAGATCTCCGACCGCTATGCTGGAGTCTGACGCACTCACCGCATCCGCAAAGAGTTCTTTCGGCCTCATACGCTCGACGTCCTCTGCAAGCACCTTGTTTTTCTCTCGCTCCTCTTTGATCTGGGTTGCGAGGTTGATGATCGTATCAGGGCTGATTAACAGTTCTTCGATCTTCTGGTCTGTGAGATAGGCACCGTGCTTTCTGATCGAGGGGATTACTTCAGACGTTACCCATCGTTTAAATTTTTTAGCTGTTGGCAGCTTGCTGGAGAGTACGAGGCTATAGAGACCGGATTCGTTGATGATGGTCATTTCCTGTGTTCCGGAAGGGGTGTCCACTGAATGGACTCCCTTGTCCTCTTCATCTACATTAGTAGAGATTGCCTGTCTGGTATTCTTATAGCCCAGTGCTTCTGCTACATCCTTTCCGACAAACCATGGCTCGCCGTTCTGCTCGACTGCTCTGATCCGTCCGAACTCATCATTGTTGAAAATTTTTAATTCATTCAATTTTTCATCCCCTTCCTTCTAAACGCTGTCTTACCTCTCTCCTTTTCGATATAATAGTTTCAGAAAGGAGATTAAAATGAATATCAGGCGCAAAGATAACCTTAGAAAACGTGAACTTATGTCTCATATATTTGAAAAACATGATCTGCCTGAAGGCCTGAGTGAAGAAGATATGTACATCTTAAAAAGATGCAATGATGCAGGATACATCGAAGGTCTCCATGTCACTACCATGGCAAGTGGCAGAATTGTGTTAGATGCTCAAACCCTTAATATCACAGATAAAGGGAGAGAATTCTTATCGCCTAAAAAAGACTATAAGTTCATAATTTCCACTACGATCGCTGTTATCGAATTAGTTGTCATAATCATACAAGCCGTGACATGCTAATGATTAACAGCGTCACATTGGTTGCCGTAAGAGCGAACAGAAACACTCTTGATAGCAATATCTTTACAAAGTTCTTTTTCGCTCTTTCGGTGAATCCCGTTCCGAATCTCCATACCTCTGTAGAGATTGGCTTTCCATCTTTGTCTGTAAAAGCCCATTCCTTTATGTGCGTTCGATAGCATGCAAACTTATGCGATTTATCGTATGCGCACATTCTCCTGCGGCATCCATCCGCTTTGTTCGGATCACACAAGTAAGACTTTCTCCACTTGTACAGATCTGCCCTTTCTTCTTTTGTCATCCTGTCACCTCCCTTTTGTGGAATGCCGTGCTGCTGTAACTTACGCACTACGTAAGTTACAGCTAAAAAAAATTTCTTTTGCTTCGTCTGTATTCTCGCACAACATATCAGCCATTTCTAAAATTATTCCATACGGGATTTTATCAGGATTTTTAAGATAGCCTGACATTGTACTGCGGCTTATATGCAACGCCTTGGACATAGATGTAATTGTATATCCTTTTTCTGTCATTTTGCCTCTGAGTTTGCAAACATTTATCTTTGACACTTTATCACCTCCGTTCTACCTTACGTTTTACGCAAGTATATAATACATTGACAATGTGTGTATGTCAATACGTTTTGCGTAAGTTTTTTTAAAGAATGTCGTTTATATCTTGCGTGAAAGTTATAAAAATGTTAATATATATGCAGAAAGGAGCAGATAAAATGAATAATTTATCAAGCGTATTGAAGCGCAGAAGAAAGGAGTTGGGGTTAACATTAGCACAAATAGCTGACATGATGGGGGTTTCAGAGGCTACTGTACAGCGTTGGGAGAGTGGAAACATAAAGAGTGTGAGATACGATAAAATTGATAAACTCGCACAAGTTTTAAAAGTGGAACCTTCTGAAATTATGGGATGGAATACATCGAGACAAAAAGATGATAAACTTAATAAATTTGGTGCAGATATCATTGACCTATCTAATATGAAGCGCATCCCAATATTAGGAAGAATCCGCGCCGGCATGCCGATCTATGCCGCGGAAAACATTGAGGGATACACTCTCACCGATCTAAACGGTGGAGCGGAATATTTTGGCTTACGGGTGACCGGAGATAGTATGAACGCGGCAAGAATCCATGAAGGAGATATCGTTATCGTGCGGCGTCAAGACATCGTAGAGAACGGGCAGATCGCTGTTGTGTTAATTGACGGGCAAGATGCCACGCTGAAACGGTTTAACCGAGACGGCAATATTGTAACTCTGATGCCGCAGTCCACAAACCCGAAAAATAAAGCTCTGACTTACAATCTAAAAAATTCATCTGTCAAAATCTTAGGGCTTGTTGTCAGAGTTGAGTTCGAACCAATGTAATCAATAGACGGCCCGATTTTGGGCCGTCGTAAAAATAAATAATACTTGCAATATATAAGGAGGAGACTATGAAAAGGAAAATTATCACACTTGCACTCGTGGCAATAATGGCACTGAGCTTCGCGGCATGCGGAGACAGCAACACGCAGAGTGGAGGCGGTGCAGAGAGCAGTGCGCCAGCGGAGCAGGTAGAACAAGATTCAAGCGAAACATTGACAAAAGAAGAAGCAGAGAAAGTTGATCGTGGAATGGGCAGTATGACAAAAGCTGTAATGGAGCAATATGACAGCCTGAATAGCGAATTATCTCAGGCAACTAACCTGACTGAAATTATAAATAAAGCGTCAAGTGTGAGCGATACTGCTATGAAATTACGTAGTCAAATAGAAAATGTGTGGGAAGATGGGCGTTATCAGGATTATTATGATGCATCTCGGAGTCTTTGTTCTCAGGTGTGGGCATATGCGGAATCTGTAAAAGAATATGCCAGCAATCCAAGCGATCAAAGTGCTCTTCAGGAAGCACAAGCTAACTCCGGTGCTGTTGCAACTGCGAGTGCCACATTCTTGACTGAAAGAAGTAACTTCTTGGCAAGCGCGGGATTTACAGAAGATGAGATCAACGCTCTGTATGATGAATTGTAGATACTTTAATTCCATACTGCCGCCCTACCCCGGGCGGCTTATTATAACTCACGCGTGAGTTAATCGTGAGTTGGTATGATTGTGATACAGTAACGATTGATATACCTGTAAATCAGTAATACTTATCCGAGCTAATTGACAATCTGCCAATTAGGCTATACTATGTATTATAGTTAATAACGCCCTTGGCAGTATCCATCCCAGTATATGGGAATCGGAGAACCCAAGGGCTTTTATTTTTCAAGGCATAAAAAGACCCCTGATCGAGGTGGTGAATAGATCAGGGGTCTGCACTCAATCTGAGAAAGCATGGTTATTATACCAAGAAAGGAATGAAATGTCAAGTAAATCAAAGCGAGTCGCATTATATATGCGAGTGTCCACCGAGGAACAAGCCCGCCACGGCGACAGCATCGAAGCCCAGCGGCAGGCACTCCGACAGTATGCAGAGACGCACAATCTTAACGTGATCGGAGAGTATGCCGATGAAGGAATCTCCGGACAAAAGCCTGTCCGGAAACGTCCGGCACTGTCCGAGATGCTGCGGGAGGTGGAAGTCGGCAGGATTGATCTGATATTATTTACAAAGCTGGACCGGTGGTTTCGGTCCGTCAAGTTGTATTATCAGGCTCAGGATGTACTCGACGCGCACAAGGTGGCGTGGCGAGCAATATTGGAGAACTACAATACCGAGACAGCAGACGGCGCCCTGAAGGTCAATATCATGCTGTCTGTTGCCCAAAACGAAGCTGAGCGGACGTCGGAGCGCATTAAATTTGTCTTTGCCGACAAGGTACGGCGGGGCGAGCCGATTACCGGCAATCTGCCGATAGGGTACAAGATTGAGATGGTGGGCGGCCGGAAACAGGTCGTAAAGGATCCGGAAAAAGAAGAGATGGTAAACGATATCATCCAGACATATCTCCGGACACAGTCTATCCGGAGGACAACAATCGAGATTAACCGGAAGTATGGCCAGAAGTTACTTTACGTTATGGTAAAAAGGCTATTAAACAACGAAATGATATGCGGGCGATATAGAGATAATGATGGATACTGTGAAGCGTATATTTCGCACGAAGAATTTGAAAAGCTTCAGCGGCTCCAGTGCAATTCGATCAAAATGAACGCGATCGAGCCGTATTATTTTGTCGGACTAATCATCTGCCCGGAATGCAGAAACAAACTGGTCGGGACTCGAAAGAATGTAAAGAGAAATGGCACGCGGCACAAATATAAATATTACCGATGCGGAAAGCATTATTTAAGCAAAACTTGTGGCTATAAAAAATATGTCAGCGAGAATGTATTAGAGCGAATGTTATTGGCTCAGATAGAAGATGATATGGAGCGTGCCAGATCAAAGGCTGTACACACCAAGAAAGACCGCCAGAGTGTCCAGACAGAATGCAGGCAAGAAGAAATCCGGAAAGAAATGGAACGCCTCAGCTATGTATTTACGAAGGGCCGGATGAATCCGGAGGAATACGACCGGAGATATGATGCTCTGGAAAGGGAATTTGCAGCGCTAAAGAAGCCTGAAAAACCCGCTGTACCTAAGCCATTGCCGAAAGGATGGCGGCAGATGTATGATGATCTGGACGCCGTAGGGAAACAGCAGTTCTGGCGCGGCATCATCAAAGAGATACATATTACTAAGTGGGACAGAGGGCCACGGGAAATTGAGATTATTTTTTTATAGTTGTTATCCTTTTAATTATATATTCCCAGGAGGATTGGTTTAGTTAAAAGGATAAAAAACTTTCGACATAGGTGTTGACATATGTACGCACCTATGCTATTATATAGGTACAGTTAAGGGAGCCAAAAAAACAAGGAGGATACAAATGATAAGATTTAAAGATAACTTCGGATTTTACAGCGAAGAAGAGTTAACGTTCGAGAATATAGAAGATGCGAAATTCTTCTTTGAGCCTGATGATGAAGATTTAAAAGACGAGGCAGAAAAAATTTCTGAATGCAAAGACGCTTTCGATCTCTGCGAAGTATTAAACGAACAGGAAAGTGACAGCCGTTGGAGCTATGAGGAGGAGTAAGATGAGAAAAGACACTCCTCAAGAAAGATACGACAAAGGAAACACAATGCGTGTTTCCTTAAAATTAAATAAAAAGTATGATGCCGATATCCTGGAATATCTCGATAAGTCCGGGAATAAGCAGGGCACTATTAAAGCTGCCTTGCGTGAGAAGATGGCAAAGGAATAAAAAAAGCCGGGATGTTCTCCCGGCTTACACTTTATTTGTTCTGCGCTCTGTAAAGCATCGTCACAGCTTCTTCTCTGGTGATGTGAGACTTATAACGCTTACCTCCCTCATCGCCGGTGACGATACCGTTTTCCTCGGCCCAGCTGCGGGCATCCGCGGACCAGTCGCCCGGCTCCTGTTTTGCAATTTTGTCAAAGTACTTTTCCAGCATTACTTCTAATTCTTCCTGTGTCATTTCTTCCTCCTGTTCCTTTTCTTTCGCCAGATACGGCTCATACTTCGTGCCGAAGCCGAAGCCGGAAACACCGGACGTCTTCGACTTTTTATATTCCTTAAACAGCGTCGCCGTCGATCTCACATCTACGTGATTGAACAAGCTGATCGGATAGTACCCGCAGGCATATTTTCCGGCGCTGCGGATGTACTGTTCCATCCACGCTGCTACCGCGAAAGGCGGGACGTCCTGTACGACAATATCTGCCGCCTTTCCCTGGACGTGCTGGGACGAGGACGCACCGCCGACCTTTTTATTATAGGCCGGCGTGCGGTAAGCGGAATTTATCGTGATCGGTTTGCCGAAAGCGTCCCGGATCGTCTGCAGCAGCTTCGGAAGATTGTCGTCAATCAGAATCTTATCACTCCCGTCTTTGCAGCGGAATTCGCGGACTTTAAAATTTTCCGTCAGCTGTTTGTCGCCGTCTTTGGCCAAGCTGTACGTTTTTACTGACATGTTATCACCTCCTGATTTTCTGCACGAAAAAAGGAAGCCTCTTCGGCTTCCTGTGAAATTTCCTTGATTAAGTTCTCAGATCGTGGTAATTTAAATATAGATAGAAATAGGATTACCGCTTTCGCAGGGCGGCCAGTCCAAAACTGTTTCTTTAGACCGTCTAACCCATTGGATTGGGCGGTCATCTTACTTTTTGCGTATTATCGTAACGCAGAGAGTAATAATACTCACGACTAAGATTCCGAACTGGAACAGTTCCGAATATGTAATCATAAGCGTCACCCCCTTCATCAGAGAGTGACCGACCGCCAAACGGTAATCCTTGTCCTTATTTTACCACAGATGCCTCAGTCATCCTATGACTAATCCTTGACTTCCGGCAGCCCAGCTACGCTGGTCAGCAGGCTCAGCACGCCGGCTAATATGGACGCGCTGGCCACAGCGATCCAGTTGACGTCTGACAGGACAGCTGATGCTCCAATCGTGGCGATCGCGGTTTGCGCTACCGTCTTGACTGCTCTCACACCGGCCGCTTTCCACCATTTCACAGTCATTAAATCAGCTCCTTGTACAGTGCATAGGTCTGGGGGAATTTTGCGGCAAACCGATCTTCTGAAAGCTTATGCTCACGGGCCTTACTCTTGCCGTAGAAAAATTCTTTCTCTGCCGCGTAAATCATAGTGTTATAGTCATTTTCGTCCGTATAGCCGGTACCGTCGCAGAGGTTAGTCTCTACTACTTTTCCGTTATATTTTGCATACTTTTTCGCCGTGTCCTGATGCTCCGACGCGTGCATGATACCGTATTTGTCTAAATAAGCGTAACCTTTCATTTTTAATTTCCTCCTCATTTTTTTTTAATTCATTTCAGTTTTATTTCAGATTTTAGATTTATATCAGCTGTTCGCGCTCGAATTCGCGAAAGGCTTCAATCGCCTTGTTGTATCCGCCGAGAGCGACATCAATTTCTCCGTTTGCGTGTCCATATTTGACTGCAACAGCCGTCGCTCGCGTCAGCTCCGCGGACGCTACCAGCAGATCCAGCTGTACAATTTCGCCGCGCTGGCGGTCAGCCTCTCGCTGATCCGCCGCGTCGTCTCGCTTCTTCTGTTTCCGGTTCCATACTCCCAGTATGATTCCTGTGACGATACTTGGCAGCACCGCCCAGAGAATCTGTATCAGTGTATCCATTCCTTCCTTTCTTTTTCCCAATAAAAAAGCCCTCTCATAGGGACTATGCTCTTACCTTTTTCAGTTGCCCATCATGCCAACTAACTCGTTGTACTGTTCTGATGTGATTCGATCCGCCATCAGGAACACATCCAGTTTGCTCATCATGCTCTCCTTATCATACGCTCCGTTTTCGATGAGTTTCTTCAATCTGCTATACGTCATTGCTACCTCCATTTTTATAAGACTTTGTGATGATTTATATTCCCAAGTCTGCCAGGCAGACAAGGTATTCTGTGTTGACAGATGTATCGAGTATTGCCGCCTCAATATCTGATAATGGTTTCGGCTCAGGCTCAGGTTCCGGTTTTGGTTCAGGTTCTGTAAATTCACCTGTATTCTTGTTATACAACATATTAATTTTTACATTTTCATCGCACGGAACTGCGCAAAATGTTAATCCAGAAGATGTGGGAGGATAAAAAGGTTCCGTTTTAGTTTCCACAATATCTGCAACGATATTTAATTTATTAATTATAATTGCGTAAAGCATTTTATATTCTCCTACCATTCAAATATAACAATTCCATTTCCTGCCACAATGTTATATTCATAAGTTGAACCACATCCACCTCCTCCATATCCTGGAGCAATGATGTTATTCGTTTCGGTTGAAAAAAACTCTTGTGTATAAGAAGCTCCGTTCCCAAGTGAAGCTCCCCCACCTCCTAATCCGAAGGCATAAGAACTATTCCCGCCAACTGTTCTACCTCCGATAGCACACGGGGTAGATTGCCCATTTTCTACAATTACAAACCTTTCTTTACTAGAACTAGTATCGTCTGAAATTATTTTAATGTTGCAAGCACCTCCAAGCGCACCGGTACATCCAGAAACCCCTCCACCCAACAGCGTAATGAGATTGCCTATAACCGTATTACCTCCAGGAGAACCACCCTTACCTATTGTAAAAGATATGGATTGTTTAGGAGTTGCATTAAAGGCCTTTCTGTAGATATATTCTCCACCTTGTCCGCCGACGCGGAACCCATTACTTGATGAATTGTAGTCGCCATTTCCGCCTCCTGCACAGGCTGTTATTAAAATCTTATAAACCCCATCAGGGACAATGAAGATTCCGTCTTCTGTGAATTCTTTTACACCTCCTCTTATCATTTTATCTAATGAAGAAAATCCGTTTTCCCCTAACGTACTATTCAACGCATGCTTCACCTCTGCCCAACTCATCCTAACACCTCCGATATGCTACCGTCCGCCCCGAAGGTAGTCGTCTTGACCAGCGCCGGAGCGGACCCCTGTGAAAACGTTTCTTTAATACTTCCGTCTGAGTTAAAATGCGTAAGGATCTGCGCGCCGGTATCAGGATCCCGCTGCAGAATGTCCCCATTGCTCTGAAAGGTCGTCTCAATATTGTCAAACCCATAGATCGCATTGAGCAGTGCCGCATTGACCGCAGTGCCCGCCTGTGTTGGCTGATCTGCTCTTGTCAGATCGTATACATTGCCGCTGACCGGCTCAAGATTGACACGTCCCGGATACAGCGGCACCCGATTAATTACCAGTTCCATTTTTTTACACCTCCCCGGCATACAGATCGCCGGAATAATACCATGCCTGCATCATATTTGTGATCAGGTAGTCCACATCTTCTAATATCTTTTCAATATTATTGGCTTCCCACCAGTACAGCCCTTGCAGATCAGCCGGCACCGGCGGAGTGCTGGACATCGCCGCAATCGCACCTCGTACAAGACTAATGTCCCTGAGATAGTAATCCAGTGTCTCTGCATTGTTATAATCTGCTTCCGTCCAGTCCGATTTTCCGACGGTTGCAATATAGATACCAGCAGATGCAAGGCGCTCTGTGATGCGAGTAACTGCTGCCCCGACGCGGTTGAGGTCTGACGCGTTATAGGCGCCTTTCATATTCATGTTCCATTCGAGGATTTCTGAATCTGAGATGGCGCCTCTGGACCACTTAGCGGCCAAAGAGAGGACACGTAACGCACCCTCTCTCGTCCTGTCGGTAATCAGATACATCTCGTCGGTCAACTGTATTTGATAGTCGTACTCGATGCCAAAACCGTCCATAACCGTCAACCTGACATCATAGATATGATCTTTTGACCGCTCACACGTCGCTGTCCATACCGTGTCATCCGTCTGCACCCAGTCGACCACCGATCCGTTGACCGTACCAAATACCTGCAGAGTGTCGCTCGCCAGTGTGACCGCAATCTGTTTTGTCACATACATCACTCCTCTGCGATGGTTACGCTGATTAATACTGTAGCACCGACATCTGCCGGATTTGGTGTGATCGTTGCCGCTGTAATCTCAGGAGCGGATGTGTCCAGAGTGACGGTACGTGTGATAGTTGACGCCTTGCCAACCGCATCCGTAGCCGTAACGACAATCGTATTGTTGCCCTCCTTGAGAGTAACAGCTTTACTGAAAGCGCCGCTTGAGGCTACTGTTACAGTGCCCTGATCCGCGCCGTTAAGCGTGATCTTGACCGTAACCGGTGAGGATGTCGCATCATTGGTAGTACCTGATACGGTTAACGCCGCAGTATTGGTAATTAGTCCCGCAGCCGGTGAAGATACCGATAAAGTAGGCGGCGTGGTGTCTACTTTAAATTTAACGGATTTTGCCGTCGCTGCATTGCCGTCATAGTCCGACGCGTTGACGGTGATGGTATGGGGTCCATCTGTCAGTGCTGTTGTAGGCGTGTAACTGCAGTTAAATCCCTTGCCCTTCGGTGTCTTTGTGATGTCCGCAGTAACGGCAGATGCACTATCGATCTTGATCGAGATCGAATCCGGATCGACACCTGAATCTGCGTCGGTGACCGTCCAGGTGATGTTTGGTTTATTGTTGGTCAGTGTCGAGCTTGCCGTCGGTGCCGTGATCGTAATGATTGGCGCCGTCTTTTCCTTTACGACGAGCTGCAAGCCTGTTAATGTCGCACCATTTGTGCTCACTGTCGTTCCGGCCGTGTTGGTGGCCTCAACAGTTACATTGTAATAATGGTTCGGCTGATTGTAAGATGATGTGGTCGGGGCGGTAATGCTCGCCTCGTATTTCCCGTTATCCCGATTGAGTGTCAGGGTATGCCAGGTACCATTTACCTGCGCCCTGACGGTCTGTATTGCCATAGCTTAAGCCTCCTCTTCTCCTGCGTAGAGATCGCCGGAAAAGTACCATACCGGCGTTAGTTGTTCTTCTACTTCTGTTACAGTGACAGAGATTTTAAACGTTGCCCGTACATTAACCGGATTCGGCGATATGGTGGCTGCTTTAATTTTAGGGACGTTAACAGGTACTGTATCTGCCATTCTGTTACCTCCTCGCCGTCATGCTTCCGGATAAACCGCCATTAAATTCCAGATTATGGGATTCCACCAGTGCCATACCGTTAACATTAAAAGCATCGTATACTTGCATAGTGTCTCCCATCTCGATGGCTGGATTGCCCCGATACTCAATATCAAAAGACGTCCGACGCTGGATCCACGGAAGTGCCCACTGTGCCCACTCTTGCATATCATTCACAAGGTCGTTAGTTACCTCTTTGGTGATGACCATGTCACCTTCCTCTGCTGCGGATAGAGTATAGGATTCTTCTTCCGTGTCCTCCACGTAGCTGTCATTTCTCTTGATCGTTACTGCATTATATCTGTCTCCGATGTTGACCGTTGGTTCCTCGGCTAACCTGTCCCGCGTCAGCTGATCATCCGGTATCTCTTTGAGTACTGGCCGGATAAAGTGCAGGCTGTCGTTTGGGTCTACGTAGCAGGTACACATAGCTGCCTGCGCACACATTCGGATTGCCTCGCGGGCCGAGGTTTCCTGCGGGATACATTTTCGGATTACGACGGATTCCAGATCATCCTCAAATGTCGGGGCCGTCTTAATCTCTGCTGCTGTCAGTATTGCTGTGATTGCCTCCTGTAAGGTCCATGTGCCGGATGATCCGCCATTAAATACGACATCATCCAACAGGATCATGCGGTCGTTAAACGTGATGGACGCTGTCAGGCCGCTGTCATCGGATTCCGCCGCATAAAAATACCGGATGCCGGCGTTGACTGTCTGCCCTCCGATGGTGTACCAGTAATTGACGTACTGACCGTTCTGCAGATATTCGTATATGCCTGTTGGGTTGACAAGGTTATACAGCTTTTCTGAGTTGTCAATCGTAACTGTCAGCTGAGCCGAGGACAGACTTTCTGATAACAGATCAATACTCTGCTGATCAGATGTGCTGACAATACTTTTTCGATCATAACGAGTTACAATCCCGAATATCAGTTCGATTAATCGTGCCCGTCGATGTGGAACTGCCGTGCTCAAGAAAGTAACCGTGATCCGGCTGTAGTTTTGGACGAGCGACTCCACCCAGACATAAGTTGAGTTAATATCGTATTCATCCGAAAACAGTTGACTTCCAGAACTATCAAAGAATGCAACCTTTATTTTTGACGGCCAGATGTAGGGTATCTGATCGTCAAAACGGAATGTCAGTCCGTAGCTGTCCTGAGGAGTGGAAAAATCAAAGGTGATCGTCGGCTGTCCCGTCAGAACTCCCTCATCGTTTGACATCTCCTCAGACAGATACCCGGTCTGTATTCCCGCTAAGTCCTCCGGATAGATACTCATAGATCCATCCAATACCCAGATGTTATGCTCCAACGTTGCAAACGGAGCGGATGCCAGCTCGACGCGGTCATGCGTCTGCTGGATCTGAGACGCCGCAAACTGGGCCGCTGCCGTGGATGCTGTTGCCGCGTCCGCTGCGTCGACAGCTACGACACCAAAGCTCATGCCGAAATTAACCCGCCTGACGTCTGCATATGGTTGATAACTACCCGGCGTCGGAATCATAGTCCTCCACCTCCTGCGCTGTAGCGCTGAGTTCGACGTTGTACCACATCGGTTCTCCGTCCACAAACTTAAATATTTTCTGGTTGCCGATTTCTACCGAAAACATCGCCGCTACATCTTCGCCGGTACTATCCGGATACTGGATTTCCACAAAGCCGCCCTGACGGACAATCGGCACCAGCTGAGCCAACAGCCCTGCCGGTACCCATTCCCATGTTGCAGATAGTTCTGTCCGCCATCCGATGATGTCACGCACTACTTTTCCGGACGCCATAGTTGTCTCAATCGCTTCATAGCTTCCGCCGATCTCCAATGTCTTTGTTTTGGGCATCTGGATTCCTGCGATGATGATATTTTCCATTAATATCCCCTCTGCTTTCCGACCTGCTTCAGCGGATCATAGATTACTTCTGCAATCTTTTTTCCGTTGAGATTTACCGGAATAACGACGGTAGAGGTCATACCGCCAACAGGAGCCGCAGCAGCCATGCCATTGACCATACCGGCGGTAGCTCCATACAGGTCATTTGTTGTAATTCGGCTGAACGGTGCCATGATCGCAGATGCCATAGTATTTTTAACACTTGCCAACTGATCGAAAAAGCCGACCTCGATGCCCTGTGCTAATGGCTTACCTATCAAATTTTCCGTCTTCTTCGAAGGAGAATGAATGTCAGCTTCGCTTCGCATTGCTGATAACGCATCACTGATTACCTGCCGCGCCGCGTCAGATAACATGCCACTCATGGATTTGATGCCGTTAATCATACCCTGTATGCTATTGACACCGATCGTCCGCATTTCGTCCTTGACATCAGATAACTCACCCGGAATTTTATCGACAAATTCCCTTGTCATCGCATCCATTTCATCTTGATAGAACTTGCGGGCAACCTCTTCTGCCGCCTCCTGCTTCTGCTCCCAGAGCTGCATGTACTTCTCATACTGATCATCCGTCATGTTGAGCAGTTGATCCGTGTAGGCGATAGCATCATCAACATTTAGATTGACCACTTCATCAAGCAGCCCTTCTGGTATTCCTCTTGATTTCAGTTCTTCCAGAGCATTGCCATATCGCTCGATTGCATTAATCTCTTCTTCCAGATCTCCGAGTTCAATAAAGGATGCTCCGGTTTCTTCATCTGTGATAGTTCCGAAGAGTTCTCCATAGCTCATGAGCTTGTCTGCCATAGACTGCTGAGACTGTTCGATTTCCTGCAGCGCAGATTCGTATTCCTGTTTGTATTCCTGTAACGCGGAGAGCTGAGCTTGCAGCTGTTCCTTCGCTGCCTTTTCCTGCGTTTCCAGCTGCTTATCATTCCAGTCTTTCTGCAGCTTGTCAATCTCGGCCTGTATCTTCGCTTTTTCTTTTTTCTCTGCTTTGCCAAGCTCATCATACTTTTCTTTTAGATTCTGCTTGTATGTAGCAAGTTCCTCCGCTGCCTGTTTCTCTGCAGCTTCGGCGTCCATCTCCGCAATGGCATTGTTCAGCTCATCTTCTTTTTTTAGCAGTGCTTTTCCAAGCGTATCCGACAAATCGACAGCGGCATCCATAATGCTGCGTACCTGGTTTTCTATGGCTTTTTCCGCACTGTCGCTTTCTAATCCGATGGCAAGACCCTCCACGATGTTTTTCCCGGCTCTTTTCATCCAACGGGATGGAGAGTGCATTTCCATCGTCACGCTGACGATATTCTGAACGTTTCTAACGATTGTTCTCGCTCTGGCGTATATACTGTCACCAGTAAATCCGGCCAGAAAACCGGCTGTCATGTTTTGCCCTGATGTCTTTGCTCCGGCATAGTCGTCTAAATTTGCAGATGCTGTCTTCGCTATATTGAGAGCTATTGATCCGACATCTCCGGAAGAAGAAGATATTCCTTCTCCATAGGATGATCCAGCCTCAACACCTTTTGAAAGGGCTTGTGCAGAAGATTCTAAATTTTCTATTGTCGACTCTCTTACACTGCCGGATGCGCTTACTGCGTTTGCTATATTACTAACGATACCCACAGCATAATTGGCGATTCCATTACTTCCTAATTGTGATGGCTGATCCCCCATGTTAAGAGCATTGATAGACTGAAGCCGCACATTATCCACTGCGTTTACAGCTGAAGGCGTCGCTGATGTCGTTCCTTCGCTGAAAGAATTGATACCGCCAGCGCCTAAAGCGTTCATCTGTGCTTCGTATTGCGGGAGATATCCGTTTAACTGGTTTAACACTCCCTGCAGTGCCAATCTTTGGCTTTCTTCAAGCCCTCCCGAGTTCAGCTGATTTTCTATCCCAGCAATGGCAGTTTTCAGTTGGTTATATTCCTCCGTAAGCTGCGCGACGCTCATGTTTCCTAAGTTTTGGAGAGATAAACCGAAATTATCAACCATCTGCGAAGCGCTCTCATAGTCTCCGGATGCAATCGCCGTGTTTAATGCTTCTACCTTCGTTATGGTCTGATCGTACGTCCCGAGAAGCTCCGTTTGCTTTTCGATGGCCTGATTTGTCCTTTCAAGCTCTCCTTTTGCGTACGCTTCCCCGTATTTGTTATACTGTTCCTGCCATTTCGCCTGCTCTCCATACAGCTTTGTCAGGTTTTCAACGGCTTCCTGTTTTCCCTTAATCGCTTCAACGTAGTCATCTTGATAAGCTTCCTGCAGCGCAAGGGCTTTCTGCTTCTCGATCAGGGTATCGATACTATCCGCAAAGCTGTAAGTTGCCTTCTCTCCCTCTCCGGTCTTTTGTACCAGCCCCGGCAAGAGTTGGTTGACAAGCTCATACAGCCCCGCTGCCCGTGCAGATTCCGCCTCTGTTACTCTGCCATTGGCGTCAACCATGCCCTGCAGTTCTTCAATGTATTGGCGCGCCTGCTCAATCTGCGCAAGTTCTCCTTCCGCTTTTTCCTGCGAAGCATCAGCAAGCTCTTTCCATGATTCTGCCTGTTCATCAATCTTATCCGTCAGGCTGTCAAGACTATCCTCTGTGTTGATCGAGCTGACGGCAAGAGTTGCAAGGGCGCCAACAAATACGGATACTGCAGCAGCTGCCAGTCCCCAAGGGTTGGCCATTAGTGTGGTGTTGAGCAGTTGAGATGCCGTCTGCGCTGATCGCATAGCGGTGATCATACCTTTTATAGATGTTACAAATCCTTTTATTGCTGTAATCGCTGTGCTTATTTTAGAGAATGAAAGAAAGGCAATAGCAACAGTTGATATTACGGAAGCAAGCTCTCTATTGTCCGAGATGAAATCTATAACTGCCCTTGTAAAATCCTGTACTTTTTCTATTATCGTTTGTATTGTAGGCTGCAGTGCCGTAAGGGCTGACGCAAGGCCTGATGTGATCGATGCGGCGAGAGGCATGACAGCTTCCGTTGTCTGTGCGAGTGCGTTCTGCATCTGTGCCTGCGCGTCATTGGTCTCAATCAGCGCGGCATTATTCTGCCGAAATGCGTCCGCCATCTGTGGCAGACCTTGACGGGACAACTCGTCCATGACTAACTGCATACGTTCCTGTTCGTCCGTACACGCTGCGAGTTTATCATTAAAATCATCTTCCGATGTCCCCGCCCAGTTCAGGACATCCGCAAAGGTGCCCGTTACTGTGCCTACCTTTACCGTTTCATTTACCGCTTCGGCTAAGGAGTCGATTGGAATACTATCTCCATATGTCGCCCATGCTCCGATCGCACTATCGATCAGGCGCGTCAATTCTGTTTGCGACAACCCTAATGCCTGAAAGTTTGCCAGTGCGGTTGCGGAGGATTGTTCATCACCGAGCACCTGGTACAACTGCCGGTAAGATGCTTCTGTCTCCGCTGCAGTATATCCTGCATGCTGGCTGGATGTCTCCAGCGATGCCATGATACGTTGATACTCCATCGTGGAATCAATCAGGCCACTAATTCCGGAAATCATGGACTGCACCGCACCAGATACTGCGCCAGCCGTAAAGGCATCCGCAAAGCTATTACCCATATCATCCGCAGCGTTGCCAGTGTCTCTGAAAGACTGTGTCAGTCTGTCTGTCCCGTTTTCAATATCCCGCATTTCTCGCTCGAAGCGGTTCATATCAGCCTGAGCACTGTTCAGTTGCCGTGTCAGATCGTTGACAACCTGCTGTTGATGATTATATGCGTTGGTCGCCCTGGTAATCGCCGCAGTGTCGTTGGACTGCATCGCCTCATCCTGTGCTCTACTTAATTCCTCAAGCTTTGCTGCCTGTCGATCGTATTCTTCTGTCAGTGTCTGGATGCGCTGTCCTGTTAATTGTATCTTCCTGGACATAACATCCATTCTTTGAGCTGCAGCCGCTTCAGCGTCATCCAGGTTATCAATTCCCGATGTCAATGCGCGCATTTCGCTGTCCAGCGTCCGCATCTGCCCATTCATTGACCGGATCGCGGTCTTAAATTCGCTTGCTCCATCCACACCAACGCGGATAGATACATCTGATGGCATATGTTCACCTCCCGTTTTTGGGCGCTAAAAAAGCACCCGTGAAGGTGCTTGTATTTTGGCGAATCCAAAATTGGATGCACCAAACTTTACTTGTAGCTCATTAGCCTCATGAAATCATCCATCTCTTCTGCTTCGGTCGGCTTTGCTTCCGCACCCTCCTGCTTGATCTGGTGTACTGCGATCAGATCAAGGAGCTGAGAATAAGGGATAGACAGTGTTTCATCTCGTGTCATCCCTATCATGAGACCATAATAAAGAAACCACTCAGGAGTTATTTTTCCTGAGTGGCCTTTGCGTTTTTTGTTGGCTTTAATTCAATTTCTGGTTTCGTTCCGGCTTTAACAATCTCACCAATCGAGCCAAACACGTCTTCATAGTCATCCACGCCGACAATATCATAAATTTCATCCTCGTCAAGCGTGCCCGGATTGTCGATTCCTTCCATTTTGGCGTACCGGTCACCAGCGTTAATTAACTGTGAAACAAACCATATGATATCTTTGATACTTTTTTTCTCAAGGATATCTTTCAGTCCGGTTTCGAAAGACATTCCTGTGTAGTCTTCTACATTGGCAAGTACCCGTGTGGAAAAGCACCCGAGGTATTCTTTGTCGCCGATTTTAATTTTTCCTGTCCGCATTAGCTCACCTTTGATTCGTCAATTGTTGCCGTACCAATTTCAGCATCTGTAATACTTAAGAAGTTTTTAATCGCGGCTTCTGCCTCTGCTTCGCTATCCAGAGGAGTGCTCATCCATTCCCAATCATGCGTTGCGGTATCGTTTCTCATGACAGTTGCGGTCAATTCCTTTGTCTGCCACTCGATTGTTTCGCCCTGAGTTACTGCAGAAATACCCGGATTGCTAAACTGGATCTTTGGAAGCACTACTGCAATCCACTTAATCGCTCCATTCTGTTTTGCTTTGATGATACCGCCAAATCCGACATACGGAATTTCCTGCGCATCATTGTATTTGATCCACGCTGCCCCCTCTGTCGTGACGCCATCTACGGATTCAATCGTCTCCTGCTGCAATCCAAGGATCGCAAGCATTGGCGTAGGAAGCAGATCATCCGTGCTAAGTGTCAGCGTGCCGCCTGCAAACTGGTTGTCCGATTCTGCCGGGCCATTATCCGCATAAAGGATATTTGCTTCCGCGCCCTCTAACTCCAGCGTCATCTCTGTTGCTTTGCCGATCAGTCCGCCCTCGGAATATGTGACTTTCGATCCGCTTGCATTATACAGCGCGTAATAAGGTTTGCTTAAACCAATTGTTGCCATATATGTATCCCCCTGTTATCTTTGGAGATTCTCAATCTCCCGTTCCAATATCTCTTTCATTTTTTGCGTCGCCTGTCTGCGCGTCGCTCGTACTGCATTTTCAAAGAATGGTATTTTGTCTGAAAACGTAGTGCCGGACTGCGTAGCGCGTGCTACAAGGCGGTTGGCTTTTCCATCCGCGTTATATCCGGCATCGTCAAATCCGGATAGCGTATTGATATATCCTCCGGAATCTATCATGTCTGCGATGCCGAACCCGTCTAAAAGCCCCTGTTTTTCTACTCGAGTAACACCGTGACGCGGATGCTCTTCTGTGCCCCACTGATCTGTTACCGGCAACGCCTGTATATTTTGTTTTACTTTGTCAGCGATGATCTTTGATCCTTCATACACAGCCCTTCCGGCAATCTCTTCCCAGTCATCTGTAAGGTGCTGCAATATCTGGATCATTTCATTAATTCCAGCATTGTTGTACCTTGACCCAGCCATCACACCACGCTCCAATACCATTCATAATGCGTGAAGCCCGTTTCTTCTTCGTACTGCACCGAGTTTAAGCTCCAAAAGATTCCGTATTTATCAAACGATTCCTCAAGCCGATCTTTCCACGGATCAAATTCTATTTTGGTATACAGATCTGTGTATCCCGTCACCGCCTTTTCCGCACGGATGTTTGAGGCTTCCAGATCATCCGCTCCGTTTTCGCCCCAAACAAAATAGCGGTCTGATTTCATCCGCTCGTTATGGCTGACGGAATCTGTGACCGCTGTATGGGCCGCTATGATTGTTTCGTACCATGTCATGTTGGCACCTCATAGTTTTGTTCCACTTTAACAAGTGACAGATCAAGGCAGGGCGGATAGATGTCTTGTACTGTCTGCGTGTAGTTGATACTGTACTGACTGCCGTTTTCCAGTATCGCCACGTCCTGATTTGAGATTGGGGCCTCGTCCTGTCGCTCTACTCGTATCACCTTTTCCACTTCCGCCATGTTTTGTCTACTCAGATACAGCCGGGTGACGCCTCGTACTTGTTCTTCGTAGTATAATTTAATTTTAAACTTAAGCGTTGGCTTCGGTTGATAACCCGGCTGTGCGGAGTCCTCCACGGAGTAGATTTTAACTACTCCGGAATTCATCTCTTGTGTGATCTCATTATCCGGTCGGTGTGGTGCTCTCCACTGTCTCGCCATCTGTCACCAACCTTTCTGCCTGCATGTTAAGGATTAATGCAGTGTAGTTATTCTCAAATACATCAAGCGCGTTGCTCCTCATATACCTGCAATACTCAAACAGTAATGTGCGTGGCGTACCGTCTGTCTCATAATCGAGCGTACCGCCGCCTTTGCCATCAAGGTACACAGTACCGGACGCAACAATGCCACGGAGTTTTTCATCCGTAGCATTGTCGTCCCATGTAATATTGAGGTAGTTTTTTATGTCTGCGAGGAGCTGCGCAGGGATTTCTGTGCGCGTCATGATGCCAAGATTCCTGCCTCCCTAAGAGATGCGAGGAGTGCGTTAAACTCTTCCATTGTTGGCGCTGCCGCAACGTCTTCCACGGCTGCTGCCTGCTTAACTCCGCCCAGTGCTGCGGTAGTTGCTGCCGGGAGAGTATACGTTGCACCTGCCGGTCCCTGCGGTCCCTGTTCGCCTGCCGGGCCCTGTGCGCCTGTATCTCCCTTTTCTCCTGCTGGACCCTGTGCTCCAGTGTCGCCCTTTTCGCCTTTCAGGCCGGTAAAGGAAAATTCAAAGACCTTTGCCGTATCCGGTCCACTTGCCTGTACCGTTACAGCAGGAGTACCTGTGGTAGCATCGACGGTAGCGGTAGGCGTGCCAAATCCGGCAGCCGCTCCTGCTGCTCCAGTTTCTCCCGCAGGGCCTGTTTCTCCCTTTGGACCCTGTGGGCCTACCTGCTCATTGGCAACACCCTGCTCCAGTTCGTTCATTTTTTCTGCGGTGATTACGTCACCAGTCTGCCATGTGGTAGGATCGTATGCCATTTAAAACCTCCTTGTTATCCAACTACAGCCTGTCCGATTACCCCCGACCCGATCAGGCCGGCATCAGGTGGGGGCGTTATTCCCCCGCCGTAACTGTAACTGTGTATTCGTCCGTTGTCGTGCCGTTGGCTGCTGTGACTGTTACTGTTACCGTATTTTCACCGGTTCCCCATGTTGCGGCAGATCCATTGTTGATATTGAGAGTACCGCCAGAGGATGGCAGTTCCACCTCGATATCTACGCTCGCGCCTGCGTTGGCCGGAGTTGCTGTGATTGTGTTAGTTGCGTTGGTCGTTGTTGCTGTATAGGTCTTTGTGCCCGGAACAAACGGAGTGTTGAGCTTCAAGCCTCCGATTCTTAAGTCTGCCAGTGTTGCATCTGTAGATGCTGCCGGAGCATCCACCGTCATGACGCGGTACGTTGCAGGCTGGAGTCCGGAAATGTCCAGGAATAAAAACGCGTTGTTATCCATCGGGAAGCCGTTTGCATACAACTTAATCAGGTAAACTCTTTCATCCTCAAGGAAACGATATTCATCGGAATATTCAATCCGTCCCTCTCTGGCCATGCCCGCACCGGCGAAGTACTTATACGCCATACCGAGGACAGCTTCGCCTCTTTCCAGCGCCATGGACTGGATCACCGTCATCGGGTACGGAAGCACATCGTTACGATAAGAGCCATCCGGAGCCATAAGCGTGGTTGCTGGCATGACCTTCTGGAAATAATCCTGCGGATTAACGATCAGAACGAGGTCCCTCACCGTTCTCGGTTTGCCATTCGGATCAACTGCAATCAGAGAGAGCAGGTTTCCGACCGTCGTTGTGCTCAGGTCTGTTACGCTGATTTTATTTTTTTCCGGATAAACACCTCCGGTTACTGTAACGGAATCTCCGACCTGACGATTCATGCCGATCGGCTTTCCGTTTCCGTCGCCTGCTACGATACCCGCTTCAAGCCCATTTGCCAATGCTTCGTAGAGGATCTGTCTTACGTAACCATCAAGCCATTCCGGGCCGAGATCAAGTGTTGCCTTGCACACCGGAATAAAGGCAGACAGTTTGAGCAGTGTCATGTTGACTACGTCAAAACCGGACATAATCTCTTTGATAATCTCATCGCAGAGCTTTCCCCACGCTGCCTCCTGATAACCGTTGGTATTCATGATCATTTCTGTTACTGCCGTAGTATTTAAAAACTCGATACGGGACAGTAACGGATGCGATGTCTGCAGTTCGTCAAATACTGCATTCATAATAGTCTTCGGCAGGATCAGATCTGTATCTGTCAGCGCCTGACGTGGATTATTAGACTTCATAGCGTCGGAAAGCTTGTTATAGTATTTGCGTTCCTCGCTGGTCAGCTGTCTGACGCCGCGCTGTGCCAGTACATTGGCATCCACTTCCTCGCGGAGCTGCGTCATCTGTGCGTCATAATCCTCTTTGATGTCAGCACCGATCTGTTCGATTATCTGGTCAAAAGACTGATAAAAAGCATCTGTGTCGTTGTCCTTGATCGCCTGCTGCATCATGCCGCGGAGTTCCTCACGGCGTGTCATGTCGTTGTTTAACATATGTAATTATCCCCCTGTTTTAATTCACAGAAAAACCGGCAAGCAGATTCATTAATTTATTACCGGTCTCTTCTTCCAATTCCTCTTTTGATTCTGTTGTTGGCTCCGGAGGTGTTTCCGGTATTGGTATAATCTCTGTTTCTGGTGTTGGCTCCACCGGGGCGGTTGGCTCTGTCGGCGTCTGTTCTGTCACAGACTGCCGCAACTTCTGCATAATCTGTCGTTTAACGGACTGTGCATACTGAGACATACCGTCATTGACAATAGATGTGGCTATGCCATAACTCAGTGCTTCATCTGGTGTGAGCCACGTCTCCGCTTTCATCATATTCAGTACGGTATCATAATCCATGCGCGTAATTTCTACAAATGCATTAATTCCGATATCCGTGATGCGTTCGGCTTCATCCGCTGCCCTTCTCAGATCATCTGCATATCCCTGAGCATACGTCATGACCTGATGTAAAAAATAGGCAGATACATTAGATGCGATACGTTCATCGCCCGCCAAGAACGGATATAATGCCGCAGATGCAACAAACCCGTCACCATACGTCCGAATTTTAGCCGGATGCCTACGAAGTAAATTGAACATTGTCCATCCTGCTGATACATCGCCGCCATAGCTGTCAATATGCACATTGATTTCTGGAGCGGTGATCCTTTCCAATTCTGCCGCAAACCCGGTAGCCGGAACGTCACTATCATACACATCCTCTTCGTTAATATCGCCAAAGATATATAATTCTGCGATCTCAGGCACCTCCTGTCTGAAACTGTAGCACTTTCCCAAATCATTCACCTCCTTCCGTGGTGTTTCCTTCTGCTGCCTGAGCAGCTTTTTCTATCGTTGAAATGTTAAGCGTTAAGAAATGTTTCGTGCTCCATTCCTCGTTGATCGGCTGCATTCCTGCCGCTTCTCTGACATCATCGATTGAGTATGCACCTGAGCCAATCAGTTTTTCGATGTTTGTTGCATTAGCAAACATATCAAAATGAACGATAGAAGACGTATCAATCTGTAAAAAGTTACCTTTGCGCCAGTTATCAAATCCATACCGTTTACGGGTAATCTCTTCCTGTAATTGATCGCAGAGTGGATCAATACAAGTAGTCAGCCATCGTGTCATAGCATCCTGCGTACCTGCCACATCTCCCAGCAGTAGCACTGGAGGAATGCCGAAAGCGTTGGCCGTAAAGTTAAAGATGTCATCCATCAGGGATCGGATATCCCTTGTACTGCGCTGCGTATCCGGATTTCCTCCAAGGTTGGTATAAGTGTATCCGTCAAATTCCGGCAGTACTCCGCTTTTGGATTCGAGCCACGGTTTCACCTGATTGTCCAGATAGGTTTGAAAGGTCTCCGCAAACTGGCTATCTCCACGGATGATCTGATCAACATGCACCTTAAGATGTTTTCCGCTGCCCCAGCTGTAGTTATCGAGAGCTGCGGAAATCAACTGATAATACGAGTTATACAAGCCATCAAGCACCGGCTTGATATTCTCGTTATTCAATTTAAAGTGCATGACCTGATTTTCGTAAAACGGGTAGACATAGGAGTAATCCCCGACGATAACACCGGTGTACTGTGTTTCTCGTCCCGGATACTCGCCAGATGTCATAAAGCTATCTGCCACATACATGCGCTCTTTGCCGTCATTAGCTTTCTGCACTACGATCAGAGCTTCATTTTCTTTAAACATCTTGTAAATCAACTTGTGAATAAATACAGAACTGCTCTGATTTTTGTTCGGCTCATAATTCCAAGTCCACCATTCCTGCCCCTTATATTCTTTCCAGTCTTGATACGTTTTGAATTTACATTTTCCAACCGCGTTAGCGATCATGTTGATACAGCTGTGGAACGCAAGTTCCCGTATCATGATTTCCTGAGACAGGCTGTCCAAGCCTGCGCACTTGATCTCGACCGGATCGCCTCTCGGTCCCTGATCCCCGATCAGTTTCCCGATCAGCCATTTTTTTAAAGAGATTCCCAAAATACCCCTCCTTATATAACAAAAGCTCCGAGCGGTGGGAGTGTCACTGCTCCACCCGCTCCGAGTTCTTCTTCGCAAGTCATGGACGCCACCAATGCCATGAAGGGATCCGTCTTTCTGCTTTTTCCCTCGATCTTAGCATAGATAAAGTTTCCCTTATCTGCCTGCTGCGATGCCCTAACGCGTTTGGTGTTATTGACCGCCCATCGTAACATCGGATTATTTCCCCATGTAAACAGATCGCGATTAAAGCACTCCTGTATCACTGGTTCTGTCTTGGTGATATCCGACGGCCGGACAAGCTTAACTTTTTCTTTATCCCGTGCATCAAAACCAATCTTTCGCAGTGACTCGCTAATGAGTGTCCAACGGAAGTTATCCATTGCCAGTTTCTTGATGATGTAAATGCTCTCTGCTTCTTGTATATACTGCGTGATCAGATCAGGATGGATGCTGACATCGTCCACCGGAGTCAGCAGTCCCATACGCGCCCACTCCTGCCACGGTGCTTTTACCCGCTTTAGCGTTTTGGATTGTAAGCATATCCACGCATGATTGATATCATATCGTTTCTCTCCTTGTTTAAAGTGCAGATTGACCGCTGCCCAGTCAGACAATTCCGCGTAGTCAATCCCGACCGTACAAGGCCACCCACGCATATCATCCGGCAGCGGTTTGTTGGTTGCCTTAATGTTAGCGTAATCCGTGACAGAGATTTCCGTTTCCGTTTGTCTTAGGTTCATGCGCTTCGTGTAAAAGTCAAGGCGGATTGATTCGTCATATTCCTTTTCTGTGAAATTCTTTTTCATTTCAAGTTGCAGTGTCGGCAGGTATGGCAGCGACGGATTAGCCATCTCCCAGTTTGCCGGATCATCCGCAGATTTTTTATCTGGCATGATGTACAGCAGCGGGCAGAGGCCGGAATCTTTGATTACTCCGTTGAGTACGTCATGTGCGATCCTCAGCCGATCATCCAGCACTCCATCTGACACGTAGCCGTTTGTTGTGATGTAAAATACACGGGAATGTTTACGCTTACCAAAACCGGAGCGGAAGACCTGTATCATGTCGCTGGTCTGGTACTCGTGTATCTCGTCAAAGATCAGGCAGGCAGAGCGCTTGCCGTCCTTTGTCCTTGCATTGCTTGTGTTGTACTTGATATAGCTGCGAGTATTAAGGTTTGTGATCTGCTCTTTTGTTTTGTGAAAGAACTTGCGGGACTTTGACCACGTATCCTCTAACATCTCATAGATGTCGTTAAACGATGTCTTGGCCTGATCCTCACTGTTGGCGATTATGTCGACGTTATATCCCTGGATGCCGTGATACTTTGTTGTCAGATACCATGCCAGTCCGGAAATAAATCCGTTCTTGCCATTGCCTCGCCCCATCATAATCAGAAATTCTGAAAAGACTACTGTGTCCGTATCTTTGTAGTAGCAATGTACCAACGCCACAACGAAAGTCTCCCACGGGAACAGAGATATGCCGAAATACCTCTCTATTAGCTCTATTGCTTTTTCTATCTTTCCTATATCAATAAAGACTCTGGACGACCCCAGAGTCTCTTCGATATAGTCACAAGCCTGCAACATTTCCGGGCTTGCCTTTATCTTTCCTGATCGGAGATCATCAATATAGTCCGAGATATAGTTGCATGGGATTTTACATTTCTTCATCCTCATCACCATCCTCAATCTTGGATGGCGAGATTCCGATTGCATCGAGCAGCTTTGTCATCTGCGCGTTGACTTTCAGAAATTCGTTTACTGATTCATTTTTTCGTTTGTTTATTTTTCCGGCGTTGGACTCATAATCTACGACCGCACCGCGTTCCTCAATATCCTTGATGAGTTTGTTTTTTGTATCCCACATGTCCATATAGTCAGACACAAGATCGGTATAGTATTCTCCAACCGTTCCGTTACGCGCGAGCTGGTCGAGCAGATCAGCCTTGATTGCTTCTCGCTTCTTTGTCTTGTCCATTATGTTACCTCATATATGTAAATGTTTACATGTATAGTTCTAAAAATAT